CCACAAAACTTTGGTTTCTTAGTAGAGTCGACAGCAACAACTCATACATATACTTTCCATAGATTAGTACCTATAGCAACACAGGTTAATACTGTTGCTTCTAACATTACTAATATTGTACAAGCTGGTGCAAACGTAGCAGATATAAATAACTTTGCTGACATATATCAAATAGCAGCTAACGCTCCTACACAAAGAGCTGACGGAACTTCACTACAAGATGGTGACTTATGGTTTAACAACAGTAACGATGACTTACGTGTTTGGAACGGAAGTGCGTGGGCTATTATCACACCTTCTCAATCAGTTCTTGATGACGTAGCTATTGTATCTGGTGCTATAACATACTCAGAAGACTTAGGTCTTATTACTGATGCTGCTTCAACAGGTAGCTCTAACGGTTCGTTAGATATAGTTGCAGATGCACTAGAAGATGAAAGAACATTTGCTGTTACTGCTGCTGGTGGAAAATATTATATAGACGGAACTCAAGCTCCTGCCCTTTCTTTACATAAAGGATGGACTTATACATTTGATTTAAGTTCTGGTACTTTAGGAAGTCACCCATTAAGATTTTATGCTGGTAGTTCACAGTACTCAACTAACGTAACTGTTACAGGTACTCAAGGTACTGCCGGAGCAAAGATACAGATTGTAATACCAGAATCACAACCAACTAATTTCCAGTACTACTGTACAAACCACAGTGGAATGGGTAACACCATTACTGTTGTAGAAGACCCAATTAAAGCTGTAGCTGATATTGCAGCTAACGTTGTAACTGTCGCTGGTATATCTGGCAATGTCACAGCAGTCGCAGGAAATAACACAAACATTACTGCGGTAGCAAACAATGCAACCAACATTAACGCCGTACAAGCTAACTCTTCTAATATTAATGCTGCTGTTAGCAACGCTTCAAATATTAATGCTGCTGTTTCCAACGCTACAAATATCAATACAGTCTCTGGTTCTATTTCAGACGTAAACAGGTATGCAAATGAATACAAGATTTCTTCTTCTGCACCCGGAAGTCCTAGTGCTGGTGATTTATGGTTTGATACAGCTAATGCAACTTTAAAAAGTTATAACGGTTCTGCATGGTTAGGTATTACATCTAACTCTGGTATTCAAAACGTGGCTGATGACACATCGCCTGAACTTGCTGCTGCATTAGATTGCAATAACAATAATCTTACTGAAGTAGGAACTGTTAGTGGAGACAACTTACAAATAGATTTCGGTACACTTTAAATGGCAAAATTATTAAAACTTAGACGTGGTACTACAACTCAGCACGGGTCATTTACTGGTGCTGAAGGCGAAGTAACTATAGATACCACAAAAGACACCGCAGTAGTACATTGCGGTTCAGTAGCTGGTGGACATCCACTAGCAAAAGAAAACTTAGCTAACGTATCCAGCTCAACTATTGCTGGTAGATTAGATAATGATTCTATTGCTCCTGCAAAAATTGGCGCAGGAACCTTACCTTCTGACGTAACCGTAGCTAGTGCAAACTTGGTAGACGGTACAATAGTAAACGCAGACATCAACGCATCTGCTGCTATAGCAAACAGCAAACTAGCTGACTCTGGCGTAAGTGCTGGAACTGTCGGTTCAAGTACAGCTATTCCTATAGTTACTGTTAACTCAAAAGGTATTGTCACTGCAACATCAACAACTGCGGTTGACAGCACAACTATACAAAATGGTTCTGCTTCAGTAGCAGTATCTAACAATGGTCCAATTACATCTAACGCAAACCACGACTTTTCTGCTGGTATTGACGTAACAGGAGTAATAACTGGAGATAAACTTGTTCTCGAAGATGATGGTTCAGCTAGTCCAATCTTAAATGTTAAGACTGACGATAATAGCCCTTGGGGTATTAGGTTAGGAAACGATACATATAGTACCAACGACAATTATGGTATGATGGCTTACCTCAGTAATCAAGGAGAAGGTAATTTTCATATCAGAGGTGACGGAGCATATAAAGATATGCACTTTACTCAGTCTGATGGTTCTACTAATAAAATAGTTATTAAGATGGAAGCAGATGACCAATCTGCTGAACTTTACCAAGGAGGAAGTAAAAGGTTTGAAACTGACTCTTCTGGTGTTACGGTAACAGGAAACATCGCAGTATCAGGAACAGTTGATGGTAGAGACGTAGCTTCTGATGGCTCAAAACTTGATGGTATTGCTACTGGTGCAACTAACGTAACCAACAATAACCAGTTAACAAATGGTGCTGGATATATCACTGCATCTTCAAACATAAATGCAAGTAATTTATCATCTGGAACTATTCCTGATGCACGTTTTCCTTCTACTTTGCCAGCAGTTGACGGTTCAAACTTAACAGGACTTGCTGCCTTTCCATCTGGAACTAAGATGATTTTTAATCAGGCATCAGCTCCTACAGGTTGGACAAAGGTAACAAATAACGTTGATAACAGAGCTCTTAGAGTTGTATCTGGTTCTGGTGGAGGAACTGGAGGTAGTGTTGGATTTACAACTGCATTCGGTAGTAAATCAATTTCAGCTACAGCTTCTAGTGAAAACACTGGTGGTACAGTTAGTGGACACACTCTAACTGAGAGTGAGATACCTAGTCACAGACACGTTTCTTTTAAAACTTGGTATCACCAATCTAGTCCTAACTTAGGTTATGGTGCTGGTTGGCAGAACTTTACTTACTTTGCTCGAAGTTTCGCTAGTGCTACTAACACTTACTACACTGAAAACACAGGTGGAGGTAATTCACACACCCACGGATTTACAGGTGGTGCACACAACCACTCTATTTCTGTAGGTAATTTAGATTTAGCGGTTTCATATATAGATGTAATTGTTGCATCAAAAGACTAATAATTAAACCACCCTTTATATGCAAATTTTAAATATTTTGCCTCAACAAATTTATAAGTTTGAGTGCGAAAAAACTTTACTAGATAAAACTTTAAACACTTTAAAAAACGAACAATTTAGTCTGGATAGAGAAGTTTGGCAAGTAAACCAAACATATAATGTACGTTTGAATAAAGACTCAAATTACAATGATATCCATAATTGGATACGTAGTTGTTTAAATACAGTTAAAAATGAATTGCAGCTTAAGTGTGATGGTTTAGAAATTACATCTTCTTGGGGAAATGTATCCGGGAAAGATCAATGGCATTGGATTCATACTCACCCTAATTCTTTGGTAAGTGGAATCCTTTACCTTACAGATTCTAATGCTAGTACTTGGTTTAGTGTAGATAATTTTTGGTCAAGTAGTAATACAATTAAATTAAGACAAGACCATCAAGTTATACATAAACAACCTACAGTAAGTGGAGATTTATTAATATTCCCATCTACATTAGTTCATAGTGTAGATCAACATAAAGAAGTTGAAAAAAGATACACATTATCTTTTAATGCTTTTCCATGTGGAGTAATAGGATTTCCTGAAGAAAGTGCTGGAATTATTTTAAATGTATTATAACAAATTATGGCAAAACTTAAACAAGGAAAATTGTGCCCGTTAATTGGGGAAGATTGTAGAGAATTAGAGTGTTCATGGTGGACATGTATTAATGGCGTAAACCCACAAACAGGTGAAACTGTATCAGAGTGGGGGTGTGCTGTTCAATGGATGCCAATATTACAAGTAGATACTACAAAAGTTATTTATCAAAATGGTGCAGCAGTAGAATCATTTAGGAATGCTACAGTAGAAAAACTGTCACCAATTATTCCTATGCAACCTCAAAAAGAATTGTTTACAATAAATCCAGAAGCTGAAAAACAAATTTATGAATTACCCCTAGAACAAACAAATGACAGACGAAGCGAAGAAGATTCAGTATAATCCATTTACTGACGAAAAAACTGAAACAATACTTAGTCCAATGGATGAAGTAAGAGAGTATAGGAATTGGTTATTATCAGAATGTGATTGGACTGTATTACCTGATTGCAAATTATCTGCTGAAAAAATAACTGAATGGAAAACATACAGACAAACTTTAAGAGATTTACCAGCTAATACAGCAGACCCAAAAAACCCTACATTCCCTACAATTCCTAGCTAGTGGAAATACCCACCATAGTAATACCACCAATACAAAAAATAGAAACAATATCTATACCTTTGCCTACAGCAGACGTGCCATCATACATTCCTATGGTAGTACCACCTAGCGATTTAGAAGCTCCTGAGGGAGTAGAAGCAGAGGCATCAGATGAACCGGAAGCAACGGGTATAAGAAAAGTAGACATACCGTTTACAGATCTTAAAATGCCTGTCCCGGAAAACGAGATTTTAGTAACGGCTGGGACAACTGCGGTTGTCTCTGTAGCAGCCACCCTTACAGCTACAGCAGCTTTTAAATGGGCGGTTACTGCATTAAAACCAATACTAAAAACAGCATGGAAGAAACTAAGCAACCTAAGAAAGGGTTGATAGGAAAACTAAAAGACATAGGTGAAGAAAAAGAACATCAGCTAGAGGTCTTAGGAACTTTAGTTAGATTAGGCGTAGTTGTCTGGTCTGGGTTTATTATTACAATGAACTATGTCGATATACCTATGGTGAAGAAGTCTGGAAACAGCGATATCACTTTCGTAGCCAGCGTTTTTACGGGCGCGTTGGCAACGTTCGGCTTGACTACTGGCAAGAATGGCAGTAGCAAGACACCTACAAATTGCCCAATGGTAAAAAAACCAGAACAAAAATGAAGAAACTACTTCTAGTTCTGGCTTTGTTATCACCCAGCATAGCTAGAGCCAACACAGTGACCCCACAATTTACTTCAGGGTCAATGAACTCAACGACCACTACCACTCAAACTATAGTGGAGACGGAGCAACGCCAAGTATGGGGTGCTGCCGTAAATACGTGGTCAGGAAA